CCGTTGTCGACGGATCCGTTCCCGGATTCTTCGATCGCGTTACTGGCATCTTCTCCTTTTACATTCCCATCACACCACGTAACGTTGACGCGCGGCTCAACCAAATCGCTGACACTTATCAGTATTACGCGTTTCGCAAACTCACTATGTCGTACATCCCCAACTGCGGTTCCTCGCAGTCAGGGACATACGCATATGCGATGTCGCAAGACTCTGATCAGCCATACGAGCTTCGAGGTCCGACGCAACCCAACATCCTACAATTCAACTGGTCCACCATGGCCCCAGCGTGGCAACCCACCTCACTCACCATGAAACACACCGGCAGCAAATTGTGGGACACCAACTCAGCCTCCGCAACGCAGGTTGGTGACGTTACCAAATACTTCCAAGGCGTCTTCGTCAGCGCCTACGATGCTACCGTCCAAACAGGCGACAGATCTGAGACAGGCAACTTCCACTTCACATACGTCATCGACTTCTACCAACCACACCCAGCGCAATTCGCTAGTCTGCAAATCGAGCAATGCCCCCCTTGTGGGCTGTTCCCAGACCCGTGTGAGCGTGAAAGAGTCGAGGAAATCGTGAATCAAGCCATCGCCCGACAGTCCCACCACTGCTCGAGGCACTCATCGCGTCGCTGCTCACGCGACCACGGTGAACACAAACAAGAGGAGCCTTGTCTCCCTCCTCACCCACTTCCCCTCTTGTCGTGTCGAACGGAGTTCCCACCATTTCCCGATGCACTCATGCCAGTGTCACCGGACTTGCGATCGGCAGCTCCTCACGATTGAGACTATGCTTTAAGAAGCACCCAGACGTGACTCTGGATGACCCGTGAACCTTCACGGACTACACTTTAGGAAGTGCACGTTACAATTTCTAGTATAGTTGAAAAAACAAAAACAAAGAAAAATTGCAAAAAATTGAACCCAAAGAAAAATTAGGTAGTAAATAATTAAAGCAAACGTAACACAGCACACACTCATGTTGGAGTACGAAACCACGGACGTCACCCCGTGGTTTTTCTACGAATGCGACCGCCGACTTCTCCTGGTTTCGACCAGGATTAGACGTGCCGGTCGTGGGCAAGCGACGAACGCCTCCACCGTTTTTACGGTGGTAATGCGCTGCTCAATCATTCAGACACTGGCCCTGTTTGAAATGGTCTCTCGTAGGTTGGTAATGAGAAAAGGAAAGGTGTGGGGCGTGAAAACCCTGCTTTACCAGTGAAATGGACACGTTGGGCACAGATATGTTTGATATACTGTGCTCCGCGTAGACTTATACTTCCAGTTAATTGCATGCGTAAACCGACAAGGTCAAAAAGACCCCTAAGGGGGGGAGGATGTGCCGAGATCCTCCCCATGACAGCTCCTATTTCACCACATTCGTGTTCGTGTAGGGAGTCGCGTGTAGTTGTGGCGTGTTCGTAGTTTACCACCCTGAGGTGGTCCTTGCCTCGCCGGGGCTCTCAATCAAACACCCGTACACATCCTTCAAGCATGAGTGTGTTCCGGCCATCCCATGGGGTCTGCAAGCTGTACAGACCGCCATGGGCGTTTTCAAAGGGACGTTACCTGGCGAACCCCCTAGCTACGATGAAGAAACTCAAGCCGAAGAAGAACGGTGGGGTCGTTCCCCACCACACCATTACGCCCGGATTCAGTGCCGCGCAAAAGCTCTCGGCGGGACCAAGTCCCGCCACCCCTTCTTCGGTTGGACCCAGTCCACCACCACCTTCACCACCCGTTGCTAAGCAATGGACCTTTCGGGCAGAAAAGGTCGACCGTTGCGCCGATGATGTGTTGTGTCAGAAACAAATGCACGCA